CCACGAACAATGTCTGCAAATGAATCAGGATCACGATAAGTTTCGGTCTTGTTTATTTGCTCTGCTGTTGCGACTGCTGAACTATGTCCTGCAACAATAATACCCATATTAGAAGCATTAGGACCACCTGTAGTAGAAGGACCTGTACCTAATGATGGTAAATTGTTAGACTGATAGATCTTGAAACCATGTAGATTGTTTACTACTAGTCCATTTTGTAAACCTGAACCACCAAAGTCTGAATTAAGAAGACGTGAATCTTCATCTTTTAAGACCTCAATCATTACAGGATCAACTACTAGCCAACGACCTTGTGTATCAACATTTTGCTGATCCATAAGTCTTGACATACGTGCAATAATTTGCAATGGACTTGCTAAACCACCTGTAGTTGCATGCATGGTTGCAGTTGTTTGTCCGGGAACTCTTGGCTTAATACCAATAGAGTTATTAGCTGAACCTGCAGACCCATCCTCGGCTGTAAAGTCAGATGCGTCTAATGACATAGAAGCCAATAGTTCTGCACCAACTAAGTTAGCACCTGTGGATGCTCCTGTTACAGCTGCCACACCATTAGTAGATGTGTTTACTGTACTAGCATTTGAATGCAAGGCAGTTTGTGAGAAACCTGACATGTAGCCAAGTACCTCTTGATCAAACTGATCAGCTAAACGATAGGCAGCCCTGTCACTTGCAAGTGATTGAAAGTTAATGTGGCTGTGTGCTTCCTCAATGTCATCAATCTTAAATGCAAAATAGTTTGCTTTATCGATAACAAGAGAAAACTCTTCATCGTCTAAATCTTGAGGAGTAATCTGTGTTCCTCTCTCGTAGGATTTTACTGTGATTTCTGGTTCTTTAATAATCTTCACAGAATCTCCCATAGCTGCGATCTCACCAAAATAATCATTGTTGGTTATCGCTTCAGCAATAGATGACTTACGAAAAGCAAGTTGCACCTGTTTGCTATAAATAATAGGACTAAAATTACCATTGGGTAAATTACCATGTCCTGCAGCTTTTGGAAATGCCATAATTAATTCTCCTTATATTTCCAAAACAGATGCAAACTACAAACTATCTACAGAGGCCAACAGTTTAAGGTAGATATAAAACGGCTTAAACTATTTGGATAGTCTACAATTATTTTGTTGTTTGCTGAATATAGAGTGTTAGTGTCGTTTCCGGGTAACACTCTATCTTATATTGTATATATAGTTATACTAATAACTATTTAAATGTCAAGTATTATCTTGCATTACCTGACAAATCATATATAAACTTACCACTCCTGATTGCTTCCATAATCATGTCAGCATTCTTTTCATATTCTTGAGCAGACATTTTGTTTACATCTGATTCCTTTATCATCCCTGTAGCTTCTGTATCTGGCTGACCTTTTGTTGATCTTGTGGTCACAGTTTTAGCTGCATCTTTGGATGTATTCTTTTTCTTTGTACCAATACCCATATCGGCTTTGTACAAATCTATTGCTCTTGCGGCACTTCTAGCATCTGTTTCATTTTCATATAGAGCATCTTGAATCCATTTAGGTTGTTCTTCTGCCCATGTATGAAACTCATCTTGCTCTTTAATTTCATTAAAGTCTGGATGCATTGTTAATAATTGTGCTTCAGCTTTTTCTCTAGATACATTTGTTTGCATCTCTGCTAATTCTTTTACACGTGCATCTAAATGATCTGATTGTTCTTTAGCTTTTTTAATAGCAATCGTTTCTACAATAGCTGCTACATCAGGATATTCTTTTGCCCATTTTTCTATATCTTCATCAGACTTAGGTAAATGTATTTCCTTACGTGTAGCTTCATCTAATTGTTTTTTGACTTCTGCGAGTTGATCTCCAAATTCTTTTTCTTTATTTTGAAGATGCCTACGCAAATCGCCATAACGCTTTTTAAAAGTTTTTTCTTCAGCCGATAAATTCTTATCGTCTTCAACTTCAACTTCTTCAGGTTTCGCTTTATTCTCTTCAACAAGTTGTGCTAGTTCCTCTTCATCTTTCTTTTGTCTTTCTTCATTTGTATATTTACGATTTGTAAATGCTACTTTTTTTTCTGGCTTTACTTCGCCTACTACATTAGTTTGTTCCATGTTTGTTCTCCTTTCAGGGCCACTAATTGTGGGTAGCTAATTAGGATTTCTTTTGTACTAAAGTCTTCCTTTGTGTTGTTGGTTTTTTCTTAAGTGTAGTCACCATTGTTCCTGATGCAAATCCTCTACGTGAAGCTACATCTTTAGCTGTTTTATCTTTTGATCCTGCTAAATCTCTTTGTCTTTCGATTCTAGATTCTGTTTGTTTTTGTGCTTTTGATACACTAGGTGCTTTATAGCTACCTGTATCTGCTCCCATAGACGGACCTTTAGCTTCTCTTGCTCTAAAATTTTCTGCTGCTATACCTTTGTTATCATCTCTTATACGTTTTGCTTTTGCAGAAGAATCATATTCTGTAGCACCTTTTATTCTTTGTTGTTTTGCTCTACCTATTCTTGCAAAATCTTTATCTTTTAAAAATGCTTCATCTTGTTTTTTTACGCCTGAAGTAGTTAACTTTTGATTTAAACTACCATCACTACTAAATTTTTGTTTTTTTGGTTTACTTATAGTTGCAGCACCTGTCCATCTACCATCTTTAAGTATACCCATCTTAGATACGTCAACACCTGTTTGAATAATTTGACCAAAGATATTACGAACATTTCCATCTTTATCTGTAGATGTCCACATTGATCCATCATTATCTTTATCAAAGACACTACCTATCATATCAAAAACACCACCAATTAAACTACCACCAAAAATACCATCGCCTTCTGCACCTGCAAGAATAGCATCTCTTTTCTCTTTATTAAGTGTACCACCACGCATAACATTTAATTCTTCACTTAATAAATTAAAACGTGTTTTTATTGGTAGGTTAATATATTCATCGACATCCATACCTAATCTGTCGGCTGTTATCTTTGCAGATTCTCTACCTTGTTTGATAATATCCATTGGATCTCTGGTATCATTATCATCATCTCTTTGTTGTACAGTAGGTTGTTCTACTTCTGGTTTCTTTTCTTCAGGCATGTCAGGTAATTCAGTTGCAGGTAAACCATCTTTACCTATTACCATTTTATATCCTGCAGGTACTGTGTCTATTGGACTTCCATTAGCTGTTGATAATACTTTAATAGTTTGCCCTGCATCATTTCTATATATAACATATTTTCTAGCATATTGTTTCATGCCTTCTTTTTGTATATTATAGTATTGATTAGCTTGTTCACCTGCATCTGCAGTACCTTCCTGAAATCCTATTATACCACCTTCATTCTTTTTGTCAACCTCTAAATCTTCTTCATCATCCATACCCATAATTATAATATCAGCAGCATCAAAAGGAATATCATCAGGAAGTTCAGCATCGTCAGGATTACCTAGCTGACCCATAGCTTCCATCTTTTTTAATCCCATCTTAGCATCTTGTCTTAACTCCATAAGTTTATTTAAACCAATAAAACGTGTTACATCTGCAGGAAAAATAAATTCACCCTCACTTACCATAGCAGGTACATCATCACGTACTTCTTTAGCTAATGATCCTGATGGTACATCATTTCCTGATACAGGATCTTTTTCTCCACCATCATCTTTCATACCACCTTCAGCTAATTGTGATATTGGAGTTTCTCCAAAATTCATTTCCATTTGTTTTTCCATAACTGCTCCACCCTCGTTAAATGGCATTTGTTTACCGATTATACTTCCCATTCCCGGAAATAAATTACCACCATGAAATTGACTATTGAAATTTTTCATAGCATCCATTCTTTCTTTATTATATATTTCTTCCTGTTCTTGCATTTTTTGTTTATATGTTTTAAATGCATCAGTTGCTTCAAAAGCTTTTCTTGCAGCATCTCGTTCATCTTGTAGTTTTTTAAATCTATCTGTATTGCGAAAGTTTCTATCAAAAATAGATGCATAATTTCTACGTTGATTCATTAGTTGTTGCTGTCTTTCTCTAGCTTTTATAAAATCTAATAAAGTTCTTTCTAATCTTGGTTGTGGTCTATTCATAGGTAATGCAGTTGTAAAATATCCTTTAGGTACTCCAAAATCTTTTCTAACCATAGTATTTACACCTGAATCGTACCCCGGCATTAATTTTTTAAGATCTTCCTTTATTTGATCTGTAGGCTGTACTTGATTTATAGGCTGTATTTGATTTATAGGCTGTATTTGATCTAGGGGCATTGGAGGTTCTAGTAATGGAGATGCAGGAATAGGATTACTAATTTCTGAAGGAGGTACACCTGAACCACCAAATCCCGGCATCATATTGTTTGGTGGTTGAAATGGATTATCTAAAACATCCATCTCTTCTTTTCGTTCACCAGGTCCTTCAAGATCAATTTTACTTGGTGGACCTTCTTGCATTGGTGGAAAAGTAGATGGTTGTTCACCTTGATTATATACGATTGTACCTTGATGTGCTTTTAGTACTCCACCTTGTTTCAATGTTTTGCTCCTTTTCTTTGCAGCTTCAATGGCTTCTTCAAAAGAATTATGCTCACTAGTAGGAATCATACGTTTATCTTCTACAGCTTTTTTTAATTCATCTTCAGTATAATATTTACCATTGTGTATAGTAGGTATGTTAATATACTTACCACTATCTAATTTAATTGTAGCCGAATACTCAGATCGTTCTTCACCTTGAGGAGTTTTTAATACAGGTCTACCTGCTTTAGTTACTCTACCTGTAGGTTTACCAACAAGTTTACGTGATTTCTTTGACATTTACTTCTTCCCTTAGTGAATGTAACTTTCTAAGTATAGCTAACGATCCTTGTGATCTTTTCCACAGATCTTGATTATCTGTCTGTTCTATTATTCTAGTATGATTTTCTATATGATATTCTAAGTACTCAACAAACGCATCCCATAACTTTGGATTATTGCATAGGGGTTTGAGGTGGTTGAGCAGTTCCTTGTGGTTGT